CGTCACAATGAGATGCCCATTCGCCCCGATCCATTCGGTGACCTTGCCGACGTTTTCGGTGATCCAGTCCCCCAACTGCGTCAGCATCGGGGCGAGCGCGTCGCCGATTGCAATTCCCGCTCCTTCGAGAGCAGACATGAAGCGGCGCCAAACGCCCCCGGGTCCGGCGTCCATCTTCTGCGCGGTCTGCTGTGCCACGCCACCAGCGTTCTGGAGGGCCTTTGCGAGTTCCTGAGTGTCTGCGGCCGTGTTTGCCATCACGGTCGCTCCGGTGATGCCGAGCAGCCCGAATGCGTCGTTCATTTTTGCGATACGCTCGCCTGCGGGCAGGTTGTTTGTCGCGGCTGACAATTCGCCCATCACAGTCACAAGCGGCCTGAGATTGCCTGCAGCGTCAAGGAATTCGACGCCGAACAACTCCCGCATTTTGTCCGCCTCCGCGGCCGTGATCGTGCCGAGGCGGCGGAGTGCAGTGCCCGCGTTGCTGCCCTGGATCCCGACGTTGCCCAGCGTGCCGAGGATTGCCACGGTGTCTTCCAGTGACATCCCGAGGTCAGCAGCCACGGGACCGGCGTAGGAAAGAGCTTCGCCGAGTTGTTCGACCGAATTGAACGTGGCGTTGGCTGCCAGCGTCAACACGTCCGAAACGCGGGTTGCGTGCTCCGCTCCCAGCGAAAACTGCCGGAGCGTCGCGGCCATGATTCCCGAGGCCATCACAGCGTCAGTGCCGGATGCCCGAGAGAGGTTCAGCACAGCGTCAGTCATGCCGTTGATTTCGTCGGGCGAGAATCCCGCGCGGCCCAGTTCGCCCATCAGTTGGGCCACTTGAGCGGCCGTGAATGACGTAGTGCGGCCCAGTTCAAGAGCGGTGCTGCGGAGTTGTGCGAGTTGTTCATCAGTGGACTGCGAAACGGCCCCAGTCATCCGGATTGCGTCGTCAAACGCAATCATTTGAGAGACCGGCAGGACCGTCGCGGCGAGGCCACCAAATCCGGCGGCGAATGCCTTCGTGCCGATCTTTTGCACACTCGCGCCAAACTGTCGGAGTCGGCGTTCTGCGACTGTCAATCCGCGCTTCAGTGGATTGTCTTCGAGGAAGAATTCCACAAACGCGCGGCCCGCTCTGACGGAACGACTTGATGCCATTGAATAGCCTCACAACCATCGCAAGAGCGGAGAAACTTCGGGGCGTTTTTTCTTCGCCTTGCGGCGCTTTTTGTACGGGTTCAGCCTGTCGGGTTCGATCGGGTTTTTCGTTCGCTGAGCATTCACCACGGCGGCCATGATGGATGCGGTTTTGTCCCATTCCTCACACCTGAGGGAGTGGTCCATTAGGTCCAGTTCCCGCCAGGTGTAAGGTTCGGGATTCATCCGGAGTCGTCCGGCAGCGGCCCAAATTAGGTCCCACGGGGACTCGTCGGCGGTATCAGATCCAGATTCAGCATCTCCCTCGCGACTTCGCTTTCCAGATCCGTCTCTTTGATCTTTGTGGCGAGAGCCTGGCGGCCGGCCTGAATTGTCTGGATCGCCTTCCTCAGTGCGGCGGCTTTGTCCGGCTCGCCGCACGTCAGGAAAAAATCTTCGAGGCTCTCCGTTACGCTACGAATGAGCGCCGCCACGTCGGCACCTTTCGCTTTGTCCGCCAGTTCCTCCTGCTCTTCAGTGGACTGCAGCCCGAAGAACTCGCAAACCACTGGCCAGCACACGGCAGACGACGAAAGGAATTCAGAGAACGCCTTCGAGTCAGCGCCGAGAAGGTCGATGTTGTGGATGCGTTTGATGCGACGCAAGAGGCCCAGCGTTGCCTCGCATTCCAGCGTCTTTCCGAAACTCAGTGTGACCTGCGGCATTAGCCTTCACCCTCCTTCGCTGGCTGTGCTGCAGCCTGCAAAGCGGCGTCGATTTTTGCCTGAATAAAATTGGGGTCGGACATTTTTTCCGGCCCCGCTTTGCGGGCTTCGTCGAGCGTCATGAAGGGCACTGGGTAGAATGGCTCGCTCAAAGTGCCGTCAGCGTTGCGAACGTAATGCGGAACGAGTGGCTTACTCACTGATCTCTCCCGAATGAGTCAGAGAATGGGACGGGTGAATTACGGTGCGGCGGTCGTTGTGGTCGCGCCGGAAATTGTGGTGTAGTTTGGAGTGTATACAGATGCGGCTGCCGGCTTGATGCCGAATTCCACCGTGTCGAATGCGGCGAGGTCCTGCGGCTTCGGAGCACTGACCACGACGCAGTCAATAAACATCCCTTTCGTGCCATTGACGTTGATCGCGCCATCCATGTCGGCAATGGCCACGGGCGTCCCGTTGCGGTAGGCGGTCCACAGAATTGCCTGTGCGGCGTCGGCCGGGTCGAACGTGCACGGCACGGTGTATGTCACAGTGCGTTTCCCGGTGCCGTACAAAACGAAATCCCCGCGGCGGTTAATGACTTCCGCTTCAGATCGGCTGTCCTCGTTGCCCACCGATTCGGCCAAGTCCAGTTCGGACCACGTGATCGGCGTACCAGCCTGATGCAGCGTTGAGCTCACATAGAACTTATTGCGAAGGCCGTGTTTGTAGCCCATCAGAAAATCTCCCGGAAAATGCGAGGAACTTGACGATCAAGAGCAATGTCGAACGCTGGCCCCATGTACGGATGTGGCTTGATTCGCTTGGCTTTTTTGGTGAACTTCGACCGGATTTTCCCATCTGGCAAACGGAACCAATTCGGCACGTATGAATTTGACATTCCGCCCTCTTCGAGGATGCCGGGAACGTCGTTGCGGTCGAATATGATCGGCCCAATAACCACGGATGCAAGGTTCGGTTCGACGATAAAAACGATGAGGTCCTTGAACCTCGAAAACTTCTTCCCGCCATACGTGTAACTGCGGGCGAATTGCGGCGGCTTGCCCGGTGTCCCAGTGGTTTGCGGCCATGGGGAAACCAGTTCCCGGACTGACAGTTCCTGAGCCTTGCGAGCGCCTGCAAGGAATCGGCCCCGCTGGTCGCGTTTAACGCTTTGCGGCTGTGCCAGTTCTCCGAGCAGTTCTTTGATGTCTGCGGGTAGTTCGTCCACTCGCATATCACGCGAAGGCTTGATGGAGTTCCGCGCGGTCCGCAGCGTGTATCCTCCAAAAATCGCCAGTCGCCGGCGAGCGACTTTGTCAAGCCGATTGATGATTGCAGGACGGTCGAGAAACAGGCGTTTAGCCTGCTTCACCGTCATGCGAATGGCGAACTGAGTCGGCATTGTGCTCATTGCCAGACCCTCGTGATATAGACTTTCGCGGTCTGTTCAGCATCCCACCATTGCCAGTGCCGGCCGGTCGATGCGGACTCGCAAAAGCGGTATTCGATTTCGTTGACGGTCAGCAGGTCGCCCAACTCGATATCTTCGGGGCAGGCGTCCTCACCAATCAGCCAGACGTGTTCCTGGCTGTCAACGACGAATTCACCGCCCATCTGCTGCATGTAGCGGGCGGCGGAAATGCGGACGATGGTGATATCATCGGCAATCGTGTCATCCCCGCGCGTGATCGTGCCCGTAACGCCGGCAACCTGCCGGGTCCGGGATCTCACGTGTTGGGCTGCTTCGAGTCGCCGAGTCATTTTGTAGCCAAATAAAAAAGGCAGGCTGCAGGCGTCAGATCTGCAACCTGCCCCGAAAGGTGTTCAATCGGTCAACCACTACGGAGCGGCGGTTGTCGTTGTCGGAACCTGAGCGGTGTTCAGCGGCTGGCCTGCGTTGTTGAGGCAAACAATGCCATGAGTGGCATTGAGGGCCTTGTTTTTCACGTAGGTGCCGATGTTGGTGCCACCGGACAAGACGAGTTTTTGAGTCGTGAAATTGAAGTTTGCGGGCTGCCCCGCTGCGATTGCAGCGAATTCGCCAGCCTCAATTTTCAAGACTACTTCCGTTTCCAGCGCCGGAATCACTCCGGCGCTGGCGATGGTCTGCGTCCCGCCGTAATAGCCGACGCGGCCATCCGGGCAAAGGTGCAGGTGACCGCTTTTTACTTCGCGTGCAGCGGTCACATTTTCGACGATCGAGTATTCACCGTGGACTGTTGCAGCGGGCATTATCGTTTACCTTTGCGGTTGGATTCGGGAGAAGGAGTTTCTTCGGCCTCAGGCTGCGGGGCTGGATCGACCAGCCCCTGCATTTGAAGAGACTCGAACCGTTCCGGCGTCAACTCAATAATTTTACCAGCCTCGTGAAGGCCGTCATCAATGTAACGCCGTATAACAATTGCGAGCGGCATCTAACGGCCTTTCACTGGTTATTGCGCTGAATGGACTTACGGCGGATTGGTGCGATACCAGCGGCCATCGAGCAATCGTACCAGAAACCGAACTGACCGTTCCCCATGGTGCCGGATCGCATTCTTGGGGCACGTCCGAGGCCGGCCACGTATACCATTTCGATTGAGGGCTGGCGAGTGTCGGCAATCCACCAGGAGGTGGGAACGCCGGCGATGGTCGCGGGAACGTCGTCAGTCGAGAGCGGGTCGGGGAATCCGTTGTCGATGCGAGCATCGGCGAGGACTCCGCCAATTTGACCGGCGAGGACGTTCACGGAAGTGCGGGTAACACTCTCGCCAGTGATCAGGCTGGTTGGGCTGAGCAGTTCGGCGGCAGCGAAACGATTGGCGCGGCTGACGATCAGCCGGGTGGGCTGCACGTCCACATTGACGCCGTTTTCCGTCTGCGTTTCGAACGCTGTGAGAGCGGCAAGGAGGTTGGTGCGGCTGAGTGCAGAACTTGTCCGCAAATTGCCGTCAGTCGCGTTGAAAAACGCCCTGCCGTTTTTCATCGTCGGATTGGCGATGAGGACGTAGGCGATGAGGTCGTAGAGCAGCCGGCGGCTGCGCTGGCCCATCACATCACCGGCGGAGCGAAGCGAATCGAAACGCTCGTCGATGAGGTCTTGTTCCGAGAACTGGAACCGATCGGCGTACATGTAGGCGCGAACTTCTTCGCCGGTGGCGGAGAGAGTGATGTCCTTTGCGACGCCTTGATTCGGCAAGCGTCGCGGGGTGCCACCCTGCAGTTCCATCTGCTTTCGCTCGTTGAGCATGAAGTTTGGCACGTCGGACTCCATCACCAGCTCCATCAGCTGCGATGTCTGCTCAACGTAAGATGCCATCACGCGGGCGTTGACGGCCTGCGTGTACATGTCGGTAATGGAAGTCGAGGAGAACGCGGCACGCAACCACTCGTCACTGGACGGGCGGCCCAGTGCTCCGAGGTCAACACCATCCAGCCGAGCGGCGGCGGCGAACAGATCCACCATGGAATGCCCGGCGAACCGATCAGCGTAATCCATCGCCTGCTGACGAACCGAGTCGTTGACCGGTCGCGTCAGACTGGCGTTGAGGCGTCGCATCTGCCGGGAGGCGGAGGCGGTGTAACAGGCGTGATCGTTGGCCACACCGAGGCGGCTGGCGAAGGCAGCGGAGAGTGCGGCCTGCATGACTTCGCGGTTGCCCTGCGGCTCGCCACGTCCGCCGCTGGTTGCCCGTGGGGCTTCCGGCCGTCGCTGGCGAAAACCTTCCAGCTCCATTCGCTCTACGCTCCAGCGGTTGCTGATTGCGTGGGCGAGCAGGCTGACGCGCTGGCCACCGACGGTAATTTCGGGGTTGCCCAGCGAGGCGCTGAGGCTGGTCAATGCCTGCACTCGCTGAGCGGCTTCGGCGGCCTGCCGCTCAATATCGGTGAGCTGCGGGGCAGGCGTCGGCGGCGGCGATGCCGGCGGAGCGGCGGGCGGGGCCGGTGCGGGATCGCCGGCAACTGGTTCCGGTGGCGCGGCGGGGTCGCCGGCGGGCGTTGCGGAGTCGTCTTCCGCTCCGGGGTGTGCGGCTTGCCATGAGGTCCGCAGGGCGGACAATGCAGCTTCGGACAGGCTCGCCAGAGTCAGCCCGAGGCTCTGCAGATACTGAGAAAATTTCATCGGTGCTCCTGAGCCAAAACTGGCAGCGAGGCGTGCGACGGCGCCACCAGCATCAGCGCCGGTGGCAGTAAATGTGATTTCACGCAGTTCCCCATTCCTAGCCAGTAAGAATGGACCTGTCAACATCTGATTGTTGATTTGTAGAATCGAACCCTCTGGAACCTCCTGAATATTGTTCCGATCGGCCACGACGCCCACGGAGAGTTGCCATTCGAATCCGTTTGCGGCGCTCATGACAACCTGATCCCGCGCGGCTGTTTCCGCGCTGGTGATTGCATAGCCCGTGATCGTCTCCGGTCCGATTTGCACGCCTTCGGTGTGTCCCACTGGTTTGGTGTTATCGTGGTCCAGCAGCGCCGGAATCGGCATTCCATCAGCGATGGAGAGCGTGGAAAGGTCGAACACGACGGGGAGAGACATGGTCGGCAAATACGCTTTGCCCCCGGTGTAGGCCAGCAGCCGAAATTTCCGGATCTTGTCGTTGCTGGCGGAGGCTTCCAGAAGAGCGCGGCCACCGAACAACGGAAACGTGATCGGGCTGGCGGCGTTGAGTGTGACTGGCTTACCCATTGCTCTGATCTCCTGGCGGGCGGCCCATGGTTGGTGCGGCAGACAATCCAGGACCGAGGATTGCCATTGAGGCTTCGGGGAACAAGGTGCGGAATCTGGCTTCGCGAAACTGCTCAACGGTGATCCCGTAAGATCTGGCGGCGGCGATGTCCTCCTCCTCCGGGTCCACGCCATCGTCCTCCTGCCAAAACGCTGGGGATGTGAGCCCAGACTGGCAGGCTTTTTGCCGACCAGTGTACTCGCGGTTGGTGTCTTGATGCCGGCGGCGGGTCCATCTCCACTCGTGAGAGGTCAGGGCTTCGGCGGCAATTGCAGCTGGGATGAGGCCGAGCAAAACGGCTTCGTCGAGGAAGTGGCGAAGCAGTTTATCGAGGCAGTGGGTTTCCCAGTCCTGCCGCTGAACATCCACGTCCAGTTCGTAATCTTGCCGGCCCAACTGCCCACCCGCAAAGTTCATGCCCGCGCTGTCGCCTGTCGCAATCTGTGCGGGCTGCCCGAGCGGTCGAGCGGCAGCGGCGACGTTTGTGCGAGTGAATTTCTCGTGCGAAGCGGTGGGCTGCTCCGGCTTCAGTTGCGTCGCTTTGTGGCCGGCCGGCAGAAAGGTCTGCATGCCATAGCCGATTTGCATCTGCACGTCGGGGTCCACGGGGTCATAAGCCACGTCCCCATCGCCGAAGGTATCGACGTTGGTTTCGACGAGAACCGTGTGCTTTGCGGCCGTGGCTGCAGCGTCGATAACGGCCCGATCGTAAATCCGCATCATCGGCCCTTTGCCGATCGACGTGGCAAGTTCCGGGTATCCGCGGCGTTGCGAAGGTCGCTCCCACTGCCAGACGGCAATCACGTACTCAGCGAGAACGCGGCGGGTCTTAAGCGCGAATTCGTCGGCCGGGTGTGCTGGCAGAACGTGATAGGCAATAGGGTCGTTTTGCGAGTCAAGCTCAATGCCGTCGAGGAGGTACTGCGTGTTCCAGTCGCTCCCTGATATTGAGCCCACTGGCGCAGTTATTTGCTCCTCCTCAAACGGCACGAAATTCAACGACACGGTGCCTTCCGGGACCGGTTTGTTCGTCACCATGGCATAGCCCGAGCCGTCAGTGATTTTCGCCCATTGCATCACTCGCATTTTGCGGGCGCCGTCAACGGAGCGGAACCAGGCGTTGAACTGCCGTTCCACCTGCCGCGCGGCTGTCGAGTTGCCTTCGAGTTTGACTTCGAGGAACGGCCCGCGGCCGATAACCCAGTTCACGGCCTGCCTGGCAGAGCCTTTGAACCACTCGTTGGCCTGCAGAATTTCGTAGCGGCTGCGGTCCACCAGTCGCCGGCGGGTTTCCCGGTCAAACGAAGTCAGCCCGGACTCATGAAGAGCGCGGGCGAAAACCTCGTTGAGTTCCGGGTTGCTTTCGGCGTAGTCAAACGCAGCGTTGAGCGGAACCTTTTGCGGCCCGACTTGCTGGATGGAAAGCCGGCGGTTACGGATCCTCGCCTGTTGTTTTGTGATCCGCGGCGGGACTGCTGCGGGCTGCTGTGCGTCATCCACTGTCATGGTCTCCTGTGTGTCAACGTCGTGCGTCGAAGCATCGAACGGCCGGCGGGCAATTCGCCGGCGGTGTCCTGCTGTGCCTTCCATCGCTCGTAGGCGATTCGGTCCTGCAGGCTGTGCTCTTCGATCGTCTCACCACCAATTACGCTTCTTTTTGGGGCGGCGGCTGCTTCTTCCGGTGTCATTTTCCTCAGCCTCCTCTGCAATCTTTTTTTTGATGTAGCCGTTTGGCGTCTGCGTTCTATTCATAGCGAGGCAAACCGTGCATTTCCATATCGCGTTGATGAATCCACGGGTTTTGTATTGTCGGACGATCTCGAATTGTGGGCAGCCACACATGCCGCAGCCCTCTGGCAAATTGAGTCCGTGTTGCTGCGGAACGCTCATTCACCACTCCGCTTCCGTGGCTTTTTTACAAGCGTAAATTCAGTGTGGCGGCGTCGTTGCGGCTTCGTTACGGGTGCTCCATTGATCCGCAGCCCAGCGAGTTCTGCGGCCACGCGGCACATTACGGCGCAGTCCAGCCAGTGGTCCTGGTCCTGCCCAGGCTTGTTGGTCCAGATCTCCAGTTCGCGTTTGGTGTCGACCGTGAGGCGAACGGACTTCGAGGCGAGGTGGGAAGCGAGGATTGGATCCGCAAACGGCGAATTGTACGTGATGGATCCGGGTTTGCCGGGTTCCTCCGCGATACCTTTTTGGAGTTGCGAGCGGTACACGTTGGCGTCAAACAGCAGGATTTTGCGAGTGGTTGATTCGCGTTTGATATACCACTCAACATCTTTGCCGACGCGCTTCGAGCCGGGCTGCATTTTGCGTGCAGAGATGGCGGTGTCGTTGCCCCCGACTGCAATGCCCCCGGCAGGAACTACGGTGCCAGCAAATTCTGGTGAGGTCGAAACAGACTCCACCACCTGCTGTGCTTTGTGCCACCGGTTGTCGACGAGGATAGGCCCGGGCGTCGGCCCCTCAGGCTGCGGCAGCGTCCGCAAACATTCTTCGATCGCCGCCCGGTGCTCCTCCTCCCACGTCATGCCCTGCCGCGGGAACGCCTTGCGTGCCCAGTCGTGAATGGTTCTCGGGGGCTGCATGTGATGAAAATCGGCTACGGGCTGCTTTGGAAACGTTCCCCAGTCCACAATCCAGCCCGAAAGGTCGTCAGCCCACAGGATCTGCAGCCAGTAGAGCAGGTGCTCCTGCACGTCGATGGAAGTCGTGAGCAGCGAACCAGTGGGTGGCAGTTGCCCGCGGCGGAGGCCGTTAAACCGCCCGACGATGCCGTTGAAGTCGAGGTAAGCCGAAACGTCTTCATCGCCCTGCGGGTTCTGTTGTTGTTCCGCCAGGAACGCCTGCCGGTCTGAGAGATATTTGTCCATCAGGGCTTGCAAGGCGTCCACACAACCCAGTTCCACTCGGTCGGGCCATGTGATTTCCGCCCCCGCAGACATCGCCTCGCGGTTGCTCAAATAGAAATCCGTGGCCCGCTGCCTCGTCTTGTCGCCCGTCGCCAGGTCCTCGCGGCGGAGTTCGTCGTATTTGTGCCACAACGGATGCTCTGCTTCGAGGTCCAGCGGCATGGAAGGCATCGCGGCAATGCGACGGCCGGACCACTCAGGGCGTCTTTGGCGGTCGGTGAATTCGTCGGCGAGGTCGTTTTTGGCGATGACGGTGCACGGCATCAGCATTGCCAGTTTCCGCCCTGGCCCCCGCATCCCAGTGACAGCCTGGCGGATTTTAATGGAGCGTTTTTTCACCAGTTCCGGCTGCCGCGCGGTCGCGTCGTCCTGCGGGTCGTCCAGCATGACCAGATCAGGGCGGGCGGTCGTGCCGTCGGCCCGGTCGTAGAACCTGCCGCGGATGCTGCTGCTGTCAATCCCGGTGCACGCTATCACAGCCTCCGAGCCCGGTGCACCAGCGATGCACGGGAGAACCAGATCCGGCCGGGAGCGGATTCGCACTAATTGCCCACGGTAGGTGGCGGACATTTTGAGCGATCCGGCCAGCGTCCGCATCGGATAGCAGATCTCTGGGTACAGGTCGTAGAGCAGCTGGGACGTTTCCAGTCGCCGCTTGATGCCTTCCCGCTGACTCGTCGCCATGTCGATGTTTGCCGCGATGATCATGGCGTATCGCACGCGGCCAGTGAGGCAGCCCCACAATGCTCCGCCGATGCTGATTTGCGTTTTGCCGAACCCACGTTCACAGGCAAACGCTTCGTTCCCGTCGATCGAAACAGCCCGCTCAACGGCCGCAATGAGTTCGAGGTGAGCGGCAGAGAATTTGAGGTGGAAAATGTCCGGGAAACAGGTCTGCAGGAACGTGGCCAGCGAAGCGTCACACTCAGCCCGTTTTGCGGGATCGACCACGGGCGGAATCTCGCCGATTTCCCGCAGCGCGGCCCGATGCTTTGCCACCTTCTCCCGGTTTGCCAACCGTGAGTCTGAATCTTTCCGCCTTCGCTCTTCCGCCTCAACCAACCGTTCGAGTTCTTGCAATTCCTCCGGAGTGCTGGCCGAGTCGAGCAAGTAAAGCAGTCGCTGTCGTTCGTTGGTCAGCGGTGTTGCTGGCTCTTCTTGGTGTTGCTGCCGCTGCTCTTGCTCCGCCAGTAACTCCTCAATGGCTTCGAGGTCGTCCGCGCTGTCAGCGGAGTCGAGCAATTCGAGCAGCCAACGCCGCTCGTCTGTTGCTGGCTGTGCTGACATCTGCGGGGGACTCCGGGTTTTCGACGCGGTGAACGTGGGCGTGGGCGTGGGCGACGACTGCAGGCGGTTTCTCAGCCTCCGCGTTTGCCTGCTGCATTTTCATCAGGACGCGGGCCGCTGCAATCTTGTCGCGGGGTTTGCCCTCCGCCACGATCTTCACCAATGCCGCCGGCAAGCCTGCCAGTAGGTTGTCCGGGATCTTCCAGCCCTTTCGGACTGCCTGCCCGATGAGTTGCATGTCAGAGCGGGACAACTGCTCTGTGAGAAGTGCGGAGTCGGTTGGTTGGATCATTTGTCACCTCGCTGGCTGGCGACAGAATCGGAAAGCGTCCGGGTCGGATTTGCACCGCCCTCTTCAGGCTGGTCGCCTGACGTGTCGCTATCAACACTTCGGACGCGTTTAGGGTAAGGCTTTCGTAGTGGTTCGATTTGCTTTCTCATTTCGTTGTCGAGCGGCATCAGATATTTGTGTTTCCAGACTTTTACCGACCGAATGATTCCCTGTGCCTTGAGTTTCGTCGCGTAACCCCGGCGGCCTGTTTTGATCGTCTTCGTGTGTACCCTCTTGCCAGTTGCTACATATTCGAACTGTTCACACAGTCCCGTGCGGCCAACGTACAACCATCCGCCGCCCTTGTAAATCCCGCCATCGTGCCCCTGCTCTGGATCAGCATATGAAACAACTAGACGAATTCCAGGCGATTGCCGCTTTAGAAACCGAAGGGCAATCGACACGATTCGCGTAACTGGCGTTTCGTGACTGTTCAATGCAACTCTCGTCAGTTCACAGATATCCCTTTTTCCAATTTTATAAGGGCAGTGGGCTTGCGGAGCCGCTCCCATTGAGAACAACACGCAACCAATAAACTTCCCGTATTCCCAAACGCCAACTTTCACGACCTTAAACGATGGCAAGCACTTTGAATAATGCCAATGCTCGACAGCGTACTTTGCTGCCTCATGTGTGCACCAATCAATTTTCAATTCAGGTCGTGAATTCATGTTGGCACTCCGGGCAAGTGATCTTTGCCTTTTCGTCTAATCGCCCCTGCTCCTCCTCTGTGCCGGGAGCGAAGTTTGGCGAATAGCCCATCAACTTCGACAACTCGTCCGCATCGAACCCCAGCAGTCCCAAGTCATACTCGTCAGCGTGCAACTCCGCCAACTCCACCTCCAGCATCGCATCGTCCCACCCGCTGTTCAGGGCGATTCGGTTGTCAGCCAGAATGTACGCTCGCTTCTGAACCTCGCTGAGATGCCCCAGCCGAATGCACGGCACGGACTGCAGCCCCAGTTTCTGCGCCGCCATCACGCGGCCATGCCCGGCAATGATGCCGTTCTCAGAGTCGATCAGGACCGGATTCGTGAACCCGAACTCTTGAATACTGCCAGCGATCTGAGCCACCTGGCTTTCGCTGTGCGTCCTCGCGTTGCGAGCGTAGGGAATCAGGTCGGCCGTGGCTACCTGCTCGATCTGCACAGGCTGCCCACCGTCCGCCCTGCCGTTGCTGTTCATTTTGCCGCCGTTGCTCGCCGCCTGTTTGCCCCGCGCTTTTGTCATTTTTGAGACCCGCAGTTTAGTGTCCGCCCCAACCCCAAAGTGTTTTTTCTACCCCGGTTACAGGGTTACATAGTTGCAGAGGAGGGCTCTTCGGAGGAGTCCTCGCAGCGGAGTTGACGGCCGGGAGGACCCTGCGCCATGACTTTTCTCATTTTTGAGAATTCCTATTTTTGAGAAAATATAAAAATTCCGCATTTTATTTCACCTTTCGGCACGCAGGTTATTTGCCCGTGTTATCGCACCATTGACCAGGTGAACTGGTAAGTGGCCATATGTAAGCCATGCACAAATAAGGCTTCACGCGACAGCGGAAACGGCTCTGACGTGGTGAGTACCGCAGTCTGCCCGTTCTCGATCACCAGCCCGTTGTGTGATGGGTCATGAAAGAAGGCCTGCACGAGTTCAGCGAGGTATCCTGCCTCATCGAGCGCATCATTGGTAACACGCCCGTCTCTGAGCTTTGCATGCACTGCCACCCAAACGATGTACGAGCGGTCACCATCACGTCTGTTCCGGGGCTCGAATCGTGCGCCTTGGCCGATGCAATCGACGATCATTTCTCCTTCGCGGAGTTCTTCAAGGGCTCGCCTAGGGTCTGCCACCTGTGCTGCCGTGAGCATGCTGGAGAGCGTTTCATCGGCGTTGAGAGCATCGGCCATCGCCTGCGCGATCATGCGCTGAATGGGGCGGCGCGCCGTCTGGGTGAGCGTTATATCTGTAGTGGGGTAAGTCGGCATCAGAAATGCCTTTCGAGAAGGCGAGTAGTACCGCCGCCAAGGTAGCGCGTTGTCTCGTCAATGGTGCAGCCGATCTGCCAACTGAGCGTACCAGGGGGCTTGTCTGCGGTGTCTGCTGCGGCCAGTTGGATCACCAGTTGGTCGTTGGTGTCATCCCATGTCGCCGCTCCTTCGATGAGGGCTGGATTGCGTTCTGAGCCGAGGCCGAAGAGCCACGTGATTTCGTCGCATGGGACGCCCCCGATTTCTGTGATGGGGTTTCCGTCAACGTCTTTGAGTGACAGGCGAATTTCTGATTCGGTGACGGTGGAATAGTCAGCATTGCGCACGATTGAAGGCGGGAAGCCGATGAGCTGCGAAGAAACGGCCAGACGCCCCACAGCGGAGGCGAAGGAACTGCGCAGCGAATCGATTTCGTCGAGGATCAATTCCTGATTTTCCAGTGTTGCCGAACCGCCTCCGCCGCCGCCTGGGGCCAGTTCCAACATGTTAGCCGTGAATTGGAACACGGCGCCGTCAGCCACAAGCCCTGTGTTGAGTTTGTCGGTGACGGATTTGATGGCGGTGATTTCCGTGTCGAGATAGGCGATTATTGTGGTTTGATTTGCCAGTGTTGCCAGTCCAGCCTGTATATCAGCAATCGCATGCACGTGCGACGTCGGATCGATCAACACGGTATCACCAGCAACAGGAGCCGTCACCAGTGCCTCTTCCAGCGTCACAGTCACAGTCCCGTCGCCGTTGTTCACCGTCGTCAGGATCGGGCTGTTTTGGTTCTGGCTGGTGCCTGATGCCATCCACAGGATGGCGTGCTCAAGCGCCCCAGTTGGGTAGTCTATGCCACTCACCTTGAAAACGGTCGTTGTCGGTGTCGGGCTCGCAAGGATTGTGCCCTCCAGGACGGTGTTTGACTTCCGTAAAAGGTCCATCAACTTACCGAAGGTGCCTGCTGTTGTGTGTTGGTTGTATGCTTCATCCCAAACAGCGTCTGCGATTGGTGCCGCGTTGATTGTGGTATTTGTGAGCGCCACGGTAGCCGTTTTGTCTGTGACTTTGCCCCAGTCCACTCCGCCATACCCAGCCGTTGCGCTTGCCGACGTAACCACCGTAACAGTGGCCGGAATGCATCCCGATTTCGACGCGACCAAAACGAACGACGTGTAGTTTGTTTCGCCCTGCGTCGGTGTATAGAGCACCACGCCATCGGCCGAGTATGCGACAGTCCCAGCTCCGCTTGCTTCTGACTGCCCAAACGGAATGACTTTCACTGCCACGCCTGAAGTCTGCACAGCACCATCACTGATCTGCACCACTGCGCCGATGGAAATTCGTTCCGGGCTGGCTGCGTTCCTCGGATACATTATCTCAGCCCTCCACCAATTAACTGTGCTCGTTGCGTTGCGTAATGTGGTCGGAATGCCACTGGCT